ACACTGGACACAAAATGTTCCAAGGACATCTTGGAAATTGGCTCAAAAATCGTTAAACTTAATCACCTTTGCAAAGGATCATCATGTCCAACTATTCACAGATTTCCGCTACCACTTTGGTGAAGAATCAGCCTGGCAAACTAAAAGGCATTTTTTGCAGTAGCGTGACCAGTTCCCCGACAATCACTGTGTACGATGCCCAAACCCCAGGCACAGATGTCAAGATCATTGACACTTTTACGCTGACAGCGGCAACAAACATGAACTTCTATGATGGCATCAACTGTGAAAATGGTCTGTATGTTGTCATTAGCGGCACAGCAAGCGTTACTGTTTATTTTGAATAATGTCTAACAATACGGCTGTCACTCAGACAACCAACATTGTCCCTGTTCAGGGCGTTTTTGCCCCTGAACCATCGTTTGCCCTCCAATACTTTGTTGGGCCAGCGGGAACGCCCTTTTATGGCCCTGAGAACGCAGTATTTAACAATATTGCGACCATCACAGGCACGATTGCAACCACTCCTGTTGGCGACACAGACATTGCCAACAAGGGCTATGTTGATTCGGTCGCACAAGGTCTTGATGTCAAGGCTTCATGCGTATATTCCACAACTGCTGACATTACTTTGTCGGGTTTGGCGGTTCAGGCGGGTGGCGATTGGACATCAAGCCTGACAGCGGGTGATCGGATTCTTGTCAAGAATCAAGCAAGCAGCCAATTTAACGGCATTTATGTTGCGTCTAGCACCGCATGGGCAAGATCAGCCGACATGAACACATGGGCTGAAGTCCCATCTGCGTTTACCTTTATTGAATCAGGCACAACCCTAGCCGACACAGGATGGGTTTCAACTGCCAATCAAGGCGGCACAATCAATGTGACCCCAATGCCTTGGTCACAGTTTTCGGGTGCGGGTTCTTACCTTGCGGGAACAGGGCTGACGCTGACAGGCAACACTTTCAGCATCACAAACACAGCGGTCACAGCGGCTGCTTATGGTTCATCTTCTCAAGTTGCCACTTTTACTGTTAATGCTCAAGGTCAATTGACTTTAGCGGCAAGCACAAGCATTTCAATAGCGGCAACGCAAGTCACAAGTGGCACGATTGACAGTGCCAGGCTCTCAGGTAGTTACTCAGGCATCACAGGGCTTGGGACTCTTGGCGATCTGACTGTGACCAACACGATCTCAGGATCAATTTCAGGTAATGCGGGAACAGCCACGACAGCAACAAAAGCCACTAATTTGGCGGGTGGTGCGGCTGGCTCAGTTTCTTATCAAAGCGCAACCGACACAACAGCTTTCTTGGCTGCGGGGTCAAATGGTCAAGTCTTAACCTTGGCAAGCGGTATTCCCTCATGGGCAACCCCTGCATCGGGAACAGTAACATCGGTCAGCGGTACAGGCACAGTCTCAGGCATTTCCTTAAGTGGCACAGTAACCACCACAGGCAACCTGACATTGGGTGGCACATTGGATTTGTCATCCCCCCCTGCGATTGGTGGGACAACGGCAAACACAGTCCGAGGCACAACGATCACGGCAACAACAAAGTTTGTCAGTTCATATTTTGATGCTTCTGGTTCTGGTGGCGGTTCTTTGCGTAATGCAAGCGGAACTGCTCAACTTCAATGGGGCGGTGGTGGTGGAAATAATCTCTCATTAGATGTTTCCACAAACATGAATGGCGCAAATGCTCAGATTGACATTAGCCCCACAGGAACAGGCCATGTTCACATCAAGCCAACAGGAACTGGTGCAATAGAGATTGCCCCGACAAACCTTGGCACAATCAACAATATGTCCATTGGTGCAACCACCGCATCAACAGGCAAATTCACCACAATAGATTTCAGCAGTACTTTGGCTGTGTCGGGTGCAACGGGTTCAGCGGGTCAAGTTCTGACTTCCAATGGCGCAAGCGCACCCACTTGGACAACCCCCGTGGCTTATGCGACTGTGACCGATGACACCACCACCAATGCGGTGCGTTATCCCCTGTTTGCTGATCAAACCACAGGCAATCTTGCGACCACTTTGGTCAGTTCTACCAAGTACAACTACAACCCAAGTTCAGGATTGCTCACAGCAACAGGCTTTAGCGGCTCTGGGGCAAGTTTAACAAGCCTCCCTGCGGGTCAACTATCGGGAACGATTCCGAGTGGCGTATTGGGCAATTCAAGCCTTTACATTGGCACGACTGCCATTGCCCTGAATAGGTCAAGTAGCGCACAGTCTTTGACAGGCGTGAACATCGATGGTTCTGCGGGTTCTGCAACGACTGCGGGAACGGCAACAAATGCCAATAATGTGGCAATTACTGATGACACCACAACGGCATCAGATATGTACCTTTCTTGGGTAACTTCCACTACAGGAAATTTGCCAATCAAGGTATCATCCACTAAACTGAAATTTAATCCATCCACAGGCGTTTTGACCGCAACTGGTGGCGTTCTTGGAGGCACATTCTGATGTGGAAAATTCTAGAAATTCAAGCCGATGGCGATCTGATCACAGGCGCTAGGTATTTCTGCGCTAAAAACGGGGTTGAAACAGAAGGATCGTGGAAGTTTGCCGAGCCTGTCTTGACAACTCCATTTGCTGATGTGACCGAGGAAATGGTTATTGGTTGGGTTACAAGAGACATTGGCGCACAAGTTGAGGCAAGGCTTGATGAGCAAGCAGCAACAGTTGCAAAAACTGTCGTTGCCCCTTGGTTGCCCCAAGTCTTTACACCGAGCATTTAAGGAAAGAATATGGCTGTTAATTTATCACCAGTTGGAGGCGTAGCAGCCCAATTTTTTGACAATGATGGCAATGTGCTGTCAGGTGGCAAGATTTACACTTACATTGCTGGTTCATCCACTCCCGCTGTTACTTACACAAACGCTTCAGGTGGCATTGCCCATTCCAATCCTATTATTTTGGATTCAGCGGGTCGTGTGCCAAGCGGTGAGATTTGGTTAACTGATGGCATTACTTACAAGTTTCTTATCAAAAACGCAAATGATGTGCTGATTGGCACTTACGACAACATTGTTGGTATTAATTCCAATTTCTTGAATTTCTTGGCAGAACAAGAGATTCAGACAGCTACTGCTGGGCAGACTGTTTTCACGCTGACCACAACGCAATATCAGCCTGGCTCTAACACTTTGTCTGTGTTTGTAGATGGCGTGAATCAATACGGCCCAGGCGCACAGTACGCATACACCGAGACAAGTTCAACTGTTGTCACCTTTACCAATGGCCTCCATGTTGGTGCTTTGGTTAAGTTTACGACTGCACAAACACTAAGCGGTGGCACAACTGATGCGTCATTGGTTACTTATGACCCACCATTTACAGGCAGTGTTGAAACCACAGTTGAGGAAAAACTTTCTCAATACATTAGCGTAATTGATTTTGGGGCTGATCCAACTGGCGTTGCCGATAGCACTGCTGAAATTCAAGCCGCAATTGATGCCGCTGCAACTGTTGGTGCTTCTGCAAATTATGGTGCAACAGTATTTTTTCCAAGCGGAAAATATGTTATTTCATCAACAATCAACTTGCCTGGCGCACAATATATTTCGCTAATTGGTGAAGGTAAAACTTCTGTTGTTAGTTGGAATGGTAGTGCTTCTAACATCATGTTTTCAATGGATGATGGAAGTGATGAATCGCAAGTTTTTATTGAAAAATTGCAGTTTTTTGATCCAGTAAACAACAATGGAGTGACTGGGTTTTCATTTTGTCAAACGCCTGGCAACGCTGTTGTCAATGTTACTTTTAGACAAAACTTATTCCGAAATTTGGACAAAGCAATTTCAATGAATCAGGAAACCGATCAGATGTTGATCGATGATAATTATTTCCTGACTTATTACGAAAAAAGTGTTGAAATTATTGGTTATTGTGCAAACATATACATTAAAAATAACCATTTTAGAGATGGCAAATCAAACACTTATGCTGTTCATGCCACAAATGCAGTAAACATAGTTATTGACTCAAACACTGTGCAAAACGCAAACAATGGGTCAAAAGGTTTTTACTTTACAGGCTGCACAAATTTCAAAGTAACAAACACTTACTTTGAAGTTTCAGCGGGTGGCACAACTGGCGATGGCCCATTCTTGACAATGTATGGTTCAGAAGATGGCTATGTTGCAGATAACTACACAACTGGTGCAGTTGGCGAATCTGTTATGGTTGTTGACACAAATTGCCGTGTCATTACATTTGGAAACCATCGTCATTCAATTAGCGGTGGAACGCCAACAAGAATTCTTGAGGTTGATGGAACTGCTGTTGGTATCAGTGTGGTTGGAACTTTTGACACAGACAATGTTCAAATTACTCCATTCTCAGGAAATGTTGACTACTTTTTAGGCTATACAAATAGTTCTAACAACACTTCTTTTATTACGCCACAGATTTACGCATCAAAGCCAGTAAATCAATACCGAGATCAAACAAACATTGCTGGATCAACAACTGCCGATCTAATCAATTTCGGCACTCAATCGGGCGCTTGGCAAATTTACGCCTTAAACACAACAGAAGGCTATTGGTCAATTTCTTTTGTGAGTAGTAACGGCACAACTGCTGCGATCACTAACACATATCAAAGCAACGCTAATCTTGTTCTTTCTGTAACAGGAAACAAACTTCAAGTGGCTAATGGTGTGACGGCAACAAGATCAATTCAATTTTCTGCGTCTAGAATTTTTTAAGGGGTAAAAATGGCACAAACAGGCTACACCCCGATTCAACTGTATTACAGCAGTACAACCACCAATGCACCATTGGCGGCTAATCTTGCTTATGGTGAGTTGGCAATCAACATCACTGATGGCAAGCTGTTCTATAAAGATAACGCTAACGCCATTCAAGTAATTGGTTGGAAAGTTGTCCCTGCAACTGCGGGTGGTACGGGTCAGACTTCTTATGCCGTGGGTGATTTGCTTTATGCAAACACCACAACTACATTGGCAAAATTGGCTGATGTGGCGACAGGCAATGCATTGATTTCTGGTGGAGTAAACACAGCGCCATCATGGGGCAAGATTGGCCTCACAACCCATGTTTCAGGCACATTGCCAACAGCAAATGGTGGAACAAACCTTACATCATTTACTGCAAATGGGATTGTGTATGCGTCTAGTAGCAGTGTATTGGCAACTGGCAGCGATTTAACTTTTAGCGGGACTGCTGTTCAAATAAATGTTGCAAGCCAAGTTCCTTATTTTATTGCACGAACAAATGCAGATGGTTCTAGTTCACCACAAGGTGGTTTGCAATGGTATGAAAACAATTCAGGCCAAGTAACTGCAAGTATTACTGGATTGCGTGGTGGCGGTGCTTTTAACCAAACAAACATGGTTTTTAGCACTGCTGATGGCGGTGCAAATACTGAACGAGCAAGATTATTTTCTAGCGGTGGTTTTTCTATTGGCAATACAACCGATCCTGGCGCTGGTGGATTAAACATTAATGGTGATGGGTTTTTTGGCGGTTCAACAAGCAATTCCCGACTAAATGTAAAAGCTAAAGCGGGTAATCGTGCAATGAGCGTTCAACGCAGCAATGGTGACGCATATTTTTACACCGACAACGACAATGCTGTTAGCACTGGCGCAAATGGCGCTGATACTGTTTTATTTATTAATAAAATTACAGCAACTAGCCGATCAATCAACGCTGCTGGAACATTAAACGCAAGTGGTGCTGACTATGCCGAATACATGACAAAAGCGGATGATTTTGTTATTGCTAAAGGTGATGTTTGCGGTGTCAATGCTGATGGAAAATTAACCAATGTGTTTGTAAATTCTGTGTCTTTTGTTGTCAAATCAACCGATCCATCATTTGTTGGTGGTGATGTTTGGGGCAATGAGGAAGCTCTTGGTGTAATTACACCGCAACAACCAATTCGAATACTTGACGAAACTGAGCAACGCCTTGTTTCTGAAGCAACAGAAGATGAAGAAGTCGTGTACGAAACAGTAATTGTTAAAGCGGGCGACTCAGACCAAGAATGGGCCGCAAAAGAAGCGGAATATGCGGCAGACAAAGCTGCGTTTAATTTAGCTTTAGAAGCCGCCAGACAAAAAGTTGATCGAGTGGCTTTTGCGGGGCAAGTTCCTGTCAACATCATGGGCGCTGTGCCTGGTCAATACATTGTGCCAGTTGATAATAATGGGGCAATTAAACCAACAGCAGTTGACGAATCAAACATGACTTTGGCAATGTACATGAAAGCCGTTGGTAAAGTGATCGCCATCGAGCCTGATGGACGAGCCAAAATTATTGTAAAGACAGCATAAGGAAAAATTATGGCATTGACCAAAGCAACCTATTCAATGATCAGCGGTGCTGTAATCAACATTTTGGATTATGGTGCATCTCCTAGCGCAACTGGTTCGGCAAATCGTGTAGCTATTCAAGCCGCTATTGATGCTGCAATTGCATCAACATCAACACGGGCTGTTTACATTCCAAGAGGCGTATTTCAGATTGATGCTGGCGTTACGATTACATCACCTATTCATGTTTTTGGTGATGGGTTTGATATTTCAAATGAAACTGGTTCAGTTATTAAAACTACACAGACAACTGGTGTTGCACTTGAATTTAACAATGCAAGCGGCAGTTTTGATGATGGTTTTATTCTTGAAAATTTTATGATTGTTGGGCCAGGAAATGGCTCTGCTGTTGGTTTTCAAATAGAAGGTGCAGTTTGGCCAAATTCTGTTTTTAGGAATCTTTGCGCTAAAAACATGGGCAGTCACGGCTTTTATTTTGACGATTGCTTATCCGCAAATGTGGAAAACTGCCGAGCGCAAGGAAACGATGGAAATGGTTATCGTGTGGCGCAATCTAATGCGTTGCGTTTCCGAGGATGCACAGCCGAATCAAATGGAAGCCACGGCTGGGAATTTATAAATGATGGTATTCCAGGCGAGCGAGTTGCGCCAAGTCTGGTGCAATGCTTGTCTGAGGAAAACGCTGGCGATGCCATTCGCATCAATCAGTACATTGGCATAATGATTTCAGAGTGCTATCTGCAAGTTGCATCATTGTCAAATGTTGACTATGCGTGTATTCGGATTGACAACAGCAGCGCCATTCGAGTTATTAACAACCAGATTACCAGTAATGTTGCATGGCCTCTGTTTTCTGGTGTAAAGTTTGTTGGCGGTTTGTTCTGCGAAGTGATAGGAAATAATTTTTCTGGTGGCTTTATAAGCGGTCAAGACATTGTGGAAGATTCAGCCAGTGGTCGTAACATTGCGTTTGGCAATAGTGGCAACGGCACTCAAGGCATGGCAAGTTTTACTACCGCATCTACAACTGGATCGGTTTACCATTCACAAATGGGAAGTGGTGGTGCATATGGTCAAGAATGGTACGCTGGCTATCAGCGGTTTAAAAACCTTGCGGGTACTACACAATTTGACGCAACATCTGCGGGTGTAAAGGTTTACAGCCCTGCTAGTACATCTAGTTACACCTACCCGTTCTATTTGGGCGATTATGCTTTGTGGGTTGACAGCACTGGTGATCTGCGGATTAAAAATGGCGCACCAACATCTGATACCGATGGCACTATTGTTGGAACACAATCATAAGGATAAGAAATGACACAGCCAATTGACATTATCACCAGAGCCATGAAAGACATTGGCGCAATTGCCGCTGGTGAAGTGCCAACGGCTGATGAGGCGCAAGATGGTCTGGATATGCTAAACGACATGATCGCCCAATGGTCAAATGAAAACATGATGGTTTTCTATCGATCAGAAATCATCTTCCAAACCACCCAAAATCAAGTTCAATACACCATTGGCCCAAGCGGTCAGATGGGCGCTACCTTTACAGGCTCAATTGCGGGTAATGTTTTGACAGTTCCCGCTAATGGCGTGACTGCGGGTGGCATCAACATCGGTATGACGCTGAGTGGCACAGGCATCACCCCAGGCACTCGCATTGTGGCGTTCCAAACGGGCGCTGGTGGCAATGTGAACGAGGGTGGCACATACACTGTCAGTCCAAGCCAAACAGCCTCTAGCACAACAATTACAGCCTACTATGAGCGCCCCTTGACGATTGAATCAGGTTTTGTTCGTGTGGCGACTATGCAAGGCGGCTCAAACATTGCGGGTGGATATTTAGACTATCCCTTGACAGTGTTCAGCCTTGAAGAATACGAATCGATTGGCATCAAGCAATTGAACGGCCCTTGGGCAAAAGGCATTTACTACCAACCCTCAGAGTTGTTGGGAACAATCTATGTTTACCCCAACCCATCTCAGGGTGAGTTGCACTTGTTTACTCAGACAATCTTCAGGGAATTCCAAAGCCTGAACGACACCATCCAACTGCCACAGGGCTACAACATGGCTTTGCGGTGGTGCTTGGCTGAAAGACTGTTGCCCATGTTTGGCAAGGTCAATCAAGTTCAGATTGGTTTGATTAATGCCTATGCAGCACAAGGCAAGGCAACAATCAAGCGCACCAATATGCGCCCTGTACAGATTGCACGATACCCTGACAGCCTGATGGTGGGTCGTGCCAAAGACGCTGGCTTTATCATGGATGGAGGCTTCCGATAATGGCAGACTTTGGCTTTGTCGGCACATCCTACACCGCCCCATCGATCTACCAAGACGATCAGGAGTGCATTAATTTCTTTGCTGAGATTGATCCTACTAAGCAACAGGGTGAACGAGGGATTGTGGCGCTTTACCCAACGCCAGGCTTACAACTCCGAACTCAGTTAATCCAAGCTGAAGTTCGTGGCCTCCACACCATGTCAGGGGAAACCCTAATGATTGCGGTGGCGGGAAACATTGTTTACAAAGTTGACCTTTCAATGGTTGCCACTCAGATTGGCACTTTGACCACATACACGGGTCAAGTTGTTATTTCTGACAACATCACCAATGCCGATGGCTTGATTGCCTACATTGTTGATGGCCCAAATCGTTACACATGGGTTGTGGCAACCAACACCTTTTCAACGCTGCCAAGCACTGATGGCCCGTGGCAAGGCGCTACTGTTGTGGATGTGATTGACAACTACAACATCTATAACGAGCCAAACTCACAGAATTGGGCTTGTACTGATCTAGGCTCAAGACTATCAACACAGGCGCTTTACGGCACTTCTGATGGCTCATCTGACCTATTGGTGACGCTGATTGCAGACCGCAGACAAGTCTATTTGTTGGGCGAGACCACCACCGAGGTTTGGACTGATGTGGGCAATGTGATCGCTGGCATCACCACTTTCCCTTTCCAACGAGTGCCTGGCACTTTTAGCCAAACAGGATGTGGCGCTAAATACTCTGTCGCTAGGTTTGCCGATTCTTTTGTGATTGTGGCAAAAGACACAAGGGGTAACTCAACTATTGAAATGATGCAGGGTTATGCGTGGCAGAAGATTTCCACCCATGCTGTTGAGCAGTCTTTGCTCAATGAGGTGGTATCGGATGCCGTTGCCTATACCTATCAAATCGAAGGTCACGAAATGTATGTGGTGACTTTCCCATCTGTGGGCGAGTATGGTTTGACATGGGTTTATGACCTATCCACAAAGTCATGGCACAAATGGTTGTCTTGGGACTCTGCCAACGCTGTCTATAAGCGCCATCGTTCCAACTGCGGTGCTTACTTTGCCAATATGTACATCGTAGGCGATTACGAGAATGGCAAACTGTACAGCTTAGAGAATGAACTGTACACCGACAATGGTGCGACCATTAGGCGTTTGCGTAGAGCAAAGCACCTGACTACTGACTTACAAAGACAGTATTTTGAGGAATTCCAAATCCAATTTCAGCCTGGCGTTGGCTTGAATGTTGGTCAAGGTCAAGACCCTCAAGCCATGCTGAGATGGTCAAACGATGGTGGCTCAACTTGGTCAAACGAGCATTGGGTGACTATTGGCAAGATCGGTAATTATCTCAACCGAGCCATTTGGAGGCGTTTGGGATGGTCACGGGACAGAATCTTTGAGGTGGTGCTGACTGACCCCATCAAGGCTGTCATTGTGTCTGCAAACCTGAAATCAAGCGCAGGGGATAACTAATGGCTACGGCAATTCCAAATGCCAACATTAACATCCCCTATGCAGCCTTTTTGGATGAAAACACGGGTCGCCCATCTCAAGCATGGTTGCAGTGGTTGATGAATCCGAATGTGATAACTTTTAACGCAGCCAACACAAACATCAATGGCGGCACAATTGATAATGTCGTGATCAACAATTCCACAATTGGCTTGACTACCCCCGCAGCGGGTAAATTCACCGATTTCACCGCCATTAACGGGGTCAAGGGAGGCACATTTTGAACGACTTAGAATTGCCAAACCATGTTTCCCGTGAGCAAGTTGAGCGCCTCCAAGCGGAAATGGCGACCATGCCACAGGCTGAACTAACGACAGAACATCATTTCAGCCCAGGTATGTATATGCGGAAAGTCTTTCGACCCGCTGGCACTTTAATTGTGGGCAAAGTTCATAAAGAACCCCACTTTTTTTTATGTGCAAAAGGCGAGATAATTGCGTGGACAGAAAGCGGAATGAAAAGGCTTCAGGCAGGGGATGTTGTTGAATCCAAGCCTGGCACGAAACGGGTGACTTTGGCTGTGACAGATGCAATTGGCATCACCATTCACAGAACTGACAAGACCGATCTTGATGAAATTGAAGCTGAATTGATTGAGCCAGATACAACCGCACTTTTTGATGCCAATAATGACATTAAAAAATTAAGAATCGAAGGGGAATAATATGACTTGGGTAGCAGTAGCAATTGGTGGATCAGCCCTTTTAGGGTATGTAGGGGCTAAAAAGCAAGCTGGCGCAGCCGAAAGCGCTTCCCAAATGCAGTATCAAGCAACTCAAGACGCTGCCAAACAACAGCGTGAGATGTTTGACATTCTTAATGAACAGCAGAAGCCTTATCGGGAATCTGGCTATGCCGCATTGAATCAAATCAATACGATGTTGCCTCAGTTCACTAAGGAATTTACATCTGCCGATCTGATTAGAAACTTAGACCCAAGCTACCAATTCATGCTTCAACAAGGTTTAGGCGCTACGGGTCAAGCAATGAATGTTGGCGGTGGTGGCTCTAATGTGGATTTGGCACGACAAAGATTTGCTCAAGAATATGCCAAGTCAGGCGCACAACAGGCTTTTAATAACTACCAAAGCCAACAGTCCAATATTTACAACCGACTGTCAAACCTTGCGGGTATTGGTCAAGCGGCACAGTCTCAAGCCAACACTTTGGGATCAAACACAGCAAACGCATTGAGCCAGTTAGGTATCGGTGGCGCTTCTGCTTTGGGTGCGGGTCAAGTGGGTGCGGCTAACGCAATGGCTGGCGCTTATGGTGGTATCGGTAACGCATTAACATTGTCAAGTTTGTTGACCCCGCAAGGTGGTGGTGGCATCACGGCTGGCGGTGCAACAGTCATGAACCCCGCACTACAAAGCAGTTATTTCGCCCCAGTTACGCCCCCTCCGATTGGATAAAAAATGGCAGATTTAAGCGTTTCTCCAGTTGCAGCACAGATTAAGCCTGTGCCAGGCATGAGCCTTGGTGACATGATAAATGTTGCCCGTGGCGCACAACAGTATCAACAAGCGGCTCAGATCAATCCTTTGGCGCTTCAGCAACAACAACAAGCCACTCGCACAGGCGAGATTGCTTTAGGCGTTGAAGAACAAAAAGAAAAAGAACGCAATAATTTGCAGACTTTCTTTTCTGACCCAAATAATTTTCAGACTGAGGGAAGAATTGACATTGACAAGATCAATGCCGTTGTTCCAAAGATTGCCCCGTTGACGGGCGCTGATGCCATTAGCAAATTCAGCACATTAGGCAAAGCACAAACTGAAGCGATCAGTGCAAAGCAGAATCTGACTCAAGACCAACGCAACATGATTGGTTCAAGATTTGCAATTCTTGGTCGCTTGGGCGTTCAGGACAAAAACGCCTATATTGCCGAAATGGATTTGCTGAAAAAAGAAAATCCCGACAATAAAGACTTGGCAAGATTGATTGATGCCTACAAGGTTACATGGACTGAAATGCCATCTGGCCCTGACTTGCCTAGTAAGGCAATTGCTGGCGCACAGACCTTGTTAAGCCCTGCACAACAACAGACAGCATTTGCACCGCAAGTTGGAACTCTCAGCACTGGCGCACAAATCTTCCCAACTGTTACAACTCCCGCTGTTGGTAATATGTTGCCTCGCATCCAAATGGGTACACAGCCTTTGGCAGATGTTGAATTGCCACCCACAACACAAGTTGTTACTCCAACAGGAGAAACTCGGTTGCTTGGCCCTGCTTCTCAGCGTGGTGGCGCACCGCTTACGACAAATCTTGGCCCTGCTCAAACAGCCCTTTTAACCGCTGGTGGTGCAACCATTTCCTCAGACTTGGCAACAACTGTCAAAGAAGGTGGCGAAGCGCCTGGTCGTATTGCGATTTTCCAAAACATTAAGAAGTTTGCCCCCGACTCTTTCACAGGCGTTGGCGGTCAGCGCAAAGAATTGGCTGCGGGTATTCTCAACGCCATCGGCATCCCTGCTTACGAGCAAGAAAAGGTTAACACCGAAGAATTGGCAAAGAACTCTGCTTTGTTGGCTTTGGCTGGTGGCAATACCGATGCGGCAAGGGCTTTGGCTGAAATTGCCACTCCCAACAAGAAGCTGAACGAAAAAGCCATTCTTGCAATTGCTGATCAAATGATCGGCATTGAGAACATGAAGGTTGCAAAGGCTAATTACTTGACCCCTGTTCAGAATGATGCAACGCAATATGGTCAACGCAAGTTGCAGTTTGACCAGATTGCCGACCCCCGCATCTTCCAAGAAATGACAGCCCAAGATGTTGCCAAATTAAAGGCTTCCATGTCTGCGGCAGAACAGGCAGAATTGACCCGTAAGATTCGTTTGGCACGACAAATGGGGATTATTCGATAATGGCAACACTTGCTGAACTGTGGGAAGCGGAAGCCCCTGCGCCAGTTAAAAGCGCAAAAGTTCCATCTCAAGATCAAGCAATGCGTAGTAAAGCCCGAATGGATATTCTCCAAGAGGAAATGAAAAGCGCACAAGAAAGACTTGCCAAAGGCGATCCTAGAGCGCAGAGGGACATTGATGCGTTGACCCGTGAGATGGGTGGCAAGGTTGCCCGTACAGCCCCTAGTGCCGTTCCTACTGCCACACCTACTGCCGCCCCCGCTACAAGTGGCACATTGGCTGATCTGTGGGAATCAACCCCTGCGGCTACTGGCAAAGAACAACCCAAAGAACAAGTCACAGAAGAAAAAAAGCAAGGTGGCACTGCCGTGGGTCGCATGGCGGCTCAATTGCTGGGGCAAACACAAAAAGCCAAACAAGAGTTGGGTGCAAGCGTTGCATCTTTGGCTGATGTGACTTTGGGTGGGATTATTCCAGGCGTTGCTGGCCCTGTTACCTATGCGGGCGCACGATTCATTGGTCAAACACCCGAGCAAGCAGCAGCACTTGAGCAAAAGGTTGTTGGCGCTACTGAGAAGCCATTTGGCAAGTTATTGGGTGTGACCGAGACTCAAGCCTATAAGGGCGAAGCAAGCCGACAGATCATGGACTTTATTGGTCAGAATATCAATAAGGGCGCTGAGTGGATTGCTCAAAAGACAGGCTTGCCTGTTAGTGATGTGCAAAACATGATGGGAACTGCGACTGTGGCGGCAGCCCCCGCAGTTGGCAAAGTGGCGACTACTACTGCAAAAGCGGTGCAAGAAGCTGTCCCTGCCGTTGGTAAAAAATTAGGCGTTGGTGAATTGCAAGTTCAGCCTACTGCCCCACCAACTGCCCCGACTGCCCCATCAGGCATGGTGAGTGCTGGCGCTGCTGTCGTTCCCGATGCCACCACAATCAAACAAGCCTTGTCTGTGGCAACACCTGAACTGCAACAAGCAATCTCTGCCATTCCTGTTGACAAGGTAAACATCCCAACCTTGCAACGGCACATTGAGGCTGACACCTTGCCCGTTCCTGTGCGTTTGACAGAAGGTCAAGCCACTGGTGATGTGGTCAAGTTGTCCAATGAGCAAAACAGGCGTGGTAAAGACCCTGTGTTGGCTCAACGATTCAATGAACAAAATGGTCAACTAATTGAGAATCTTGGTTTGATTCGTGACAAAGCCGCCCCTGATGTTTATGGCACGAAGAAGATTGAGAACAGCCAAGGCATTATTGATGCTTACAAAGAGTTGGACAACAATCTAAATACAGGCATTAACGCAGACTACCAAGCCTTGCGTGATGCGGCTGGTGGTCAGTTCCCTGTTGACGCACCTAGATTGCTTCAGAATATAGAAACAAAACTCAAAAAAGAATTGCTTTCTAATGAAGCGCCAAAAGGTCAGTTCAGTGAATTGCAAAGATTAGCAAAAGATAAAAACATGACCTTTGAGGACTATTTGTCTTTGAGGCGCAATCTTGGCGATATTGCTAGAACAAGCCAAGATGGGAATACACGCAAAGCCGCCAGTTACATGATTGAAGAATTGGAAAAGTTGCCTTTGCAAAAGGAAGCCGCTGCGCTTAAACCTTTGGCTGACAAAGCCCGAGCATCTGCAAGAGCAAGATTCCAAATGCTTGAAAAAGACCCCGCCATGAAAGCGGCTGTGACTGACTCTGTTCCCGCAGATAAGTTTATTGACAAGTTTGTGGTCAATGGCGTGAACAAGAACATTAACACAATGGTTGAGCATTTAGGCAGAGACTCACCCGCCCATCAGCACATGGCTGCTGGAACTGTTAATTGGTTAAAAGACAAGGCAGGGATTGTTGACGAAACTGGCAACTTCAGCCAAGCGGGTTATAACAAGGCTCTCAAGCAATTAGATGATGTTCAAAACCTGAACATGATTTTTAACCAAGAAGCCGCTTCACAACTCAAGACTTTGGGAAATGTGGCACGATATACCCAAGCACAGCCCCGTGGTGCGTTTGTAAACAACTCCAACACATTGGTGGGTGCGCTTGCTGAAAAAGCGGGTAAAGGCGTTGCTATGGGCGTGGAAAGTGGTTTGAACTTGGCAGTGCCAGGCTTACAGCTTGGAACTTCTGTCATGGAAATGAGAGCAAGACGAGCCGCAGAAGCACAAACCAAAAAGGCGCTTGAAACAGGCGCTGGCACTCAACAAACTGGCAAAAACAAAGTTCAGGATTTGGGGAAATAATGTCTGACATCGATTTGGTCAAATATGGCGTTCTTTGGCAAAAGGTTGAATCTATGGAGGCCAAGATCGACAAGATGGAAAGCCAATTAGAAACCTTGATTGAGTTAGCCAATAAAGGTCGTGGTGGCTTTTGGATGGGCATGACATTTGTTTCTGCCATCTCCACTGTCATGGGTTACTTTAGCCATCACTGGACAAAATGAAGTGGTTTCTTGTTGGGTTGCTGACAGCGTGTTTGTTGGCGGCATCTCAACAAAGATGTGTGGTTGCAGACTTCTATGGCCTCAGTTGGCTTGGCAACCCATCTGAGAGACACCAAAGGCTTTCTGAGTGGCTGACCACTAATGGCAATTCATGTTCCACTGATGAACTGCTTGCGATCTGGAACAATCTTGCTATGTGGGCGGGAACTGCTGACAGCGGAGAACTAAGAGCAAAAGTTCTGTTTTATTATGCGAGGGCAGCGGAGAGGGAAAAGAAATGATCACTCTAAACAAATGGTATCCCCTTGTTCAACCCACCCACACTGCTAGGCAATTGGCTTTTGAGAAGGCAGTTGAGAAAGTTCAAGAAGATTACAGATATGCTGTGGAATGTCTTAAACAAGTTAAAAAGACTGAAGATTTGGAAGTGGAACTCTACAACAAGCGAGGTCAACAAAACGCCATCGAACTTGGATCATTTGAAGATCGCAGAAGATTCCAAATATTTGTGTGAGGACAACATGGAAAATCCAACAAGCACCAAAGAAAAACTAACGCTGTATGTGACCCTGATGGTTAGCACCACACTGTGCATTTCTGTTCTGTCAATGGTGTTTGCTTTTATGTTGGGTCTGTGGGCAAAGGAAGTGGACAACGCTGAGATATTCAAGATGATCAGCCCCGCCTTTAGCACTTTGATTGGCGGCATGATTGGCTTTCTGTCAGGCATCAAACTAATGCAAAACGATGAGGAAAAGAAATGATCGGACTAGACGCACTTTTAAATGTCGGTGGCAAGCTGATTGACAAGCTAATCCCTGACCCAGAAGCCAAAGCCAAAGCACAACTTGAGTTGCAGAAGATGGCTCAAGATGGTGAACTGCAAAAGATGGCTAACGAAACCAAACTGTTTGAGACCGAGCAAAACAACCTTACAGAGCGTTTAAAAGCCGACATGGGGTCTGACTCTTGGCTGTCCAAAAATATACGCCCTATGACCCTCATATTCCTTTTGGCGGCATATTCTGGCTTTGCTATTGCATCAATCTTTGAATACGAGACCCGAGGCGCTTATGTTGAGTTGTTGGGTCAGTGGGGGATGCTGGTGATGTCGTTCTACTTTGGCGGCAGAACAATGGAAAAAATTGCTGATAGGGTGAAAAAATGAACTTAACTGAACACTTTACGCTTGAAGAATTGACGCACACAGACCACAGAGAATTTGATAACACACCAAATGATGCGGAACTTGAGAACATTAAACGCCTGGCTGAGTTCCTTGAGGAAGTCAAAACTGTCTTGGGTGGCAAACCCATCATGGTCAATTCAGCTTTCAGGTCTAAACAAGTCAATGATGCTGTGGGGTCTAAAGACACTTCTCAGCATCGGATCGGCTGCGCTGCTGACATTCGTGTTCCCTCTATGACCCCCGACCAAGTGGTCAGAGCCGTGATTGCTTCAGGCATCGGCTACGACCAAGTGATCAGAGAGTTTGACCGCTGGACACACATTAGCATCCCCAACCAAGAAGGTGGAACACCCCGCAAGCAAGCCTTGATCATTGACAAACAAGGCACTAGGTTGTTTGCTTAACTTGATTTTGGCGTAAGTGTTTGCCTGTCAGTCTCATAATCCAACAGGACTGACAAATCCATTTGTGTCCCATGTCAATGCCTCCCTCTGGAGGCTTTTGTTCGTCACATTTATTGCAAGTTTTAAATGGATGTAAATAGCGTGGCTCTGTCATTTAATTTCTACTACTTCTTTTGATTTGCTTTTAACTCTGTTTCTTGTCTTGATGATCATTTGCTCATAGACACTGCGAGGAACGCTAGAACGCTGAAGATCATGATATTCATAGACTTCCCTGATGGCGTTGAGACCAACACCCGACAAGCCCATCTTGCCTGTTGATTCAAAGCGTCTAGCGGCTTCCTCAAGCGCCTTTTGAGCATCTTGGCAATGTGGCAAGGCTTCAGGGCCAATCCCCCCTACAGAGGCCATGACTTCACAAATGTTCATCATGTCGGCAAGTTCTTGCCACTCTACGATTGTCCCCATGCCTTTTGACATTGCCTCAATTGCCGCCAGTTCCCTTATTCTCAGCTTGTCCAACACTCTGGTTTCGGTTATCCCCGCCCCCAATATGGCGTGACGCAAGGGATTGATCAGCATCCAAATTTTCCGATTTGTTCTTTTTCTCATTGTCTCTACCAAAAATTAAATCCCAACGCTGTGCGTATTCTTCATTTGCCACTTGAAATGGTCTTGGTGCGCTGCCTTTGCTCATTTTGCTTGCCACTCCCGTTCGTTTCTGCCTGAGTTTGATTTGACTGTGTTGCCTGTCAGTTCAATCAAACCGATAATTTTCATTTCGTTGAGCCGCCTAGCGACTTGATTGCCATCTAGGTCGGTACGGGCTGAGATGCCATCTTTGCCTAGTGGCCCATGTTGTTGGAGACAATCCAAGATAACTTGGTGATGTTGAGAGACAGATTCCTTGATTGACTCTGCTGCCTCAAACGATGTGAGTGGGTCTGATGACCTTACTCTTGGGAATTCAGGTATGGCGAAAATCTTTTTAAATGCGTCTTTATAGTCCATGATGTTTCCTTGTTAGGGGCAAAAGCCCCTGTTAATCAAAAATCGATGTCATCATCTTTTGGCAAGCCTTTGAAATCTTCTCTAGGCTTTGGGGTGTTCATGTATGCCCAACCATTCCATCCACCATCAGGCAGTGGGATGCTGTCCAACTTGAGCATTGGGCCGTTCTTGGTCTCGATGACCGAGCCAATGGTTTGGTAGCGTGATTTCTCTTGACCATCTTTGTTTGTGTACTTACCTGACACGATGGTGATTTCATAGAGTTTTTTAGACATTTTTGACTTTCATTAGTTTATTGATCTTGTCATCCAGTTCAGCAAGGAATTGGACAATTTCTGCTTCTATTAGTCTGATGAACACTTCATCCCGTGGGACTCGCATCACAAACAATTGAAGTTCCTCTGGCAGACGATTGTCAAAAGACACAAAGTCACACCACTGTCGCCCTGTGCAAGCCATTTGGAATTGCATTTGGGTGTTGTATTTGCCTGGCACTGTTTGGGACAACAGCGTGTCAATGTGCGTGGCTGTGTTGGGGCATTTGATCTCAATCAGACCATCATCACCCACCAATCCATCAGGAGAAGCGCCAGCCATGTCAATTGTGGGATGGGGTACAAACCCCACTTCATCAACCAAAACATCCTTGAGCGCCTCATAAGCGGCTCTGGCAAGGGGTTCTGTCTCTGTGCCGTGTTGCATGGCAGCGTTTGTGAAACTCTCACCCTTTTGACCCGTCAAGCGTTCACACACCAACTGAGCCATGTAGTTGTCACGGCTGGCGCTGTAACCCGTCTTTGTCTTGGCGATCACATCTGCCACACGGGAAGCGGTGACTTTGCCAATGCGAATGGTGAACCATTCCTCTGTGCCTTGATCCATCATTTCAATCATGATTTCATGTTCCTTATGTAAACGCTAAAACTGTCCAATGTGTCTTGACCAAAGGCGGTCATCTTCTGAATCTCTGCCGCCACTTCATCTAGAACTTGATTGCGCTGTGAGGGAGACACAAACACATCCCAATGGTATGGCTGACCACTTCTCATTTTTGCTTCATGCTCAATGCGGTCAAATTCATCATCTTCATCTGTTTTCATAATTTCGCCTTTGCTTTGTCTTTGGCTGCAATGACTTTGATCTGCCAGGCTTTGTCGCCATCACAAGCAGAATATGCGATCTTGTAAGCCAACTTCAATTCGTCTTGAGTGGTGGCTTGCTCAATGGCTTTGAATAGGTCTGCCATGCTATTAAGGTCAATGGTTGACTGTGGTTCTTCACCATCGGGCAAATCTTCCCCTGCGTAGATGTACAAACCAAGACCATGCAAGCTGAGTGCCTTGGTCATGCAACGCATGATGGCTGTGTTTACTTGGAAAGCATCAGGGTTCACGATGGCTTTGTTGCGGTGATCCATCACGGGAAGCTGGCAAGTCATTGGCTTGTCAAACATAGTGACTGTGACCCACACCATTGCTGTGCCGTTGATGTCCATGAAGCACTTGTCACCAAACATTTCAACCTTGAACGAGGCTTTGGGGTCTGCCTTGAGTGCTTCAGCCCATGCCCAAGCCCAAGACAGATAAGTCAGATTGGCTTTTTTCTCAGTGTGTTCGTTGACATTCAATGTCAGTAAATTAGCAATTGACATGATGAATCCTTAGAATTGATATTTAGGGCCACAAGACACTTCAATAACTGTCTCGACTGTGTAGCCACCGACCTTGCGTTTTGCGTACAGGGGAATGGCACGAAGTCCTGATGACTCGCACTGGCGCACCGCATCGATTACTTCATTGCGACCCATTGGCTGAACTTGCTTGTCAACGATCAAGTCTTGATTGGGGGGTGTTGGCACATGACCAGGCATCATTGAACAGCCAGTTGTAATAATGCCAAGAGTGCATAAAAGGGTGAATGTAAACATTTTCATGATTCGTCTTTCAAATAAGTTGTGAGGCGTTTGATTCGGTCTGAGTGATAGTCAGCCATGCGCTTTGCGTATTCTTGAGAAGTGAGGGCATCCAAGAGTTTGCGTTGTGCTTCTGCAAGTTCCTTGGCAGCCAGTTCTTTGGCTGATGGCAGTCTGAAATAGTCTTTGATTTGGTTAATCATGTTCAGCCCCTCCAAGCCAAGAGAACGCCCCAACCACCAAAGATGATGATCGCCAATGTCCATTCGACAAGTGTTTGAATGATCTTAGATTTCATTTTGTTCCTTTAGCATACGAGCGTGGTGAATCTTGGCTTCAGACACAATGCGTTCAAATTCGGATAAGGGCAGATCGCAAGAAATGTCATTGCCCTTTTCGCTAAAGACAAACACATCGTAGATTTCTGCTGAGTTGTGGTCGTAGGGCAGATTGAATTCTGCTGGGTAGTAGTCATACCCGACCTTGACTTTCTCAATGGTTGTGCCATCGTCATAGCTGACGAATTCATCAAAGTGGTAGTGGAGTTTGTAGTCAATCATGGTTACTCCTTAATTAAGAATCAAACGGCCTGTCAAACCAAAAGATTTCAAAGTAGCAATAGCGTTTTGGATTGCTTCTTTACGGGAATGTCCAAAAAACACGGGAGGGACATTTGTGCCTGGCAAAGCACAATCAAATTCAATTACCCAAGCTGGCGGCACAGTGGCACGAATACGAGGGTTGTATTGTTCTTGTTGAAAGTAGCAATCTGCTTTGAAAAGTTGTGTCATGTTGACTCCTAAATAGACCCCGAGAAGTTCAGGGCATGGGGTGATTGTATAGCGTTCTATACGGCAATCAACACCTTTTTAAAAATAATTGATAGGGATTTCCCTTAGATGTTGCTTTTTTGCAAATGGGCTTTGTTCATTTTGCTATACTTACCAAATGGACAAACAAAAGGCTATCACCCTTGCTGGCTCACAGAGTGAGCTTGCCAGAATCTTGGGCATCACAAGAGGGGCAGTCCATCAATGGAAAACCATCCCAACTGGTCGGCTTTATCAATTGATGATCTTGCGCCCTGATTGGTTTGTGTAGTAGGATTGTTTGAAACACGGCTAGATGCGAAGTCATGAGCGCATTGAAAAGAGTTACCTCCCTCTCCTGCCGCAGTTTCTTTTCTAGGGAGTGTAAAAGGCGAGTTATGCACTATTACCAGTTTCACATTGGTGACTACATGAGTCACACCAGGCATCTTTCATTGATGGAAGATTTAGCCTATCGCAGACTTTTGGACTTCTATTTTTTGCACGAACAACCAATTAAGCACAGGGATGCTGCCCGTCAAGTTGGCATGAGAGAGCATGAAGAAGATGTTTTGACAGTCTTAAATGAATTCTTTTTATCCACAGAAAATGGATTTGTTAACCCAAGGGCTGACAAAGAAATAAAGCAATATAAAGAGTTTGCAGAGGCTGGAAAGCGTGGGGCGGCTAAAAGGTGGGGAACACCCCCCAATGGGGAGGCTAATAGCCCCCCTAATGCTACCCCAATAGCAACCAATAACCATAAACCACTAACCACTAACCATAAACCAAAGAAAGAGATAGCAACTGTCGTTGCTTGCCCTCCCGATGTTGATCAACAGATTTGGGATGATTGGAAACAATTACGCAAAGCCAAGAAAGCCCCTGTAACTGAGACAGTGGTTAAAAGCGCACGAAAAGAAGCAGCCAAAGCAAACATGGCGTTTAGCGATTTCTTAAGTGTTTGGTGTGCCAGGGGTTCGCAAGGTTTGCAAGCTGATTGGCTAAAGCCTGATGAAAAGGGTTTAAGTAAGACTGGTCAAATGAATCAAAGGGTAATTTCTGGACTTACCCGTGGACTTATTGGAGGAAACAGCAATGTCAAGCTACTTGGAGAGTGACTTTTGCACCCAAGACCAAGGTCTTGATTACATTTTTGGTCGCATGATGGCAATTTATGGCGCACCATTTAATCGTCATTTTGATGGCCTTGACCCTGAGTTTGTACGCCAAGAATGGAAAGGTCAGATTGGTCGATTCCTGACATACCGCCCAAGCATGGACTTTGCCATTAGCAAATTGAATGAGGAATTTGTGCCAAGCGCAATTAAGTTTAGAAACCTTTGCAATCAAGGCCCTGAGATTCCTGTCAAGCCATTACCGCAAATAGAACGCAAGATGACGATTCACGAAAAAATTGAAAGTGATCGTGTTAAGGCAGAAGCATTGGCTAAATTAGCCGAATTAAAAAAACAATATAGGGGAGAACATGAATGAGTTGGCTCTTTTCGCAGGCGCTGGTGGAGGAATACTTGGTGGACACCTCCTTGGTTGGAGAACAGTCTGTGCAGTCGAATGGGAGCAATACCCAGCAAGCGTACTGTGCGCCAGACAAAATGACGGACTTCTCCCGCCTTTCCCGATTTGGGATGATGTACAAACCTTTGACGGTAAACCTTGGCGAGAAATTGTTGATGTTGTATCAGGAGGATTTCCTTGCCAAGACATCTCAGCAGCAGGAAAAGGTGTTGGAATTGACGGAGAGCGAAGCGGGATGTGGGGACAAATGGCGAGGATCATTCACGAAGTACGACCCAAGTTCGTATTCGTGGAAAACTCACCAATGCTCACTTCTAGGGGACTTGGACGAGTTCTCGGAGACCTGGCCTCAATGGGGTTTGATGCGAGATGGGGAGTGTTGGGAGCAGCGGACGTTGGAGCAAACCATCAGAGGGACAGAATTTGGATTGTCGCCAAATGGCGTGGACAGCTTCCACACACCCAACACAACAGGATTAGATGGTGGCAGCAACAGCAGAAAAGCCTTAAAAAAGAGGAAAGAAGAAGCCAAATTTCCAACACCAACGGCATCAGATTGGATGAGTCCAAAACAGAATGGAATAAATCTGGTGAACGGCAGATATGTCAGAACCAGCTTGACTACGGGTGTGAAGTTTGGAGCGAAACTGTCGGATGCAATCAATCTGGACATGAAAAAGAAATGGCCAACCCCGCAAGCCTCAGACAACAGAGACAGGGGCAACATGAGCAACTCAGTAGTTCAAAGACGAGTAGCGATAGGCAAGCAAATTTTATTAAGCCAATCGGTTCATCCGACTTCTGGACAACTGAACCCAACGTGGGTCGAGTGGTTGATGGGTTGGCCTCTCGAATGGACAGACTTAAAGCCATTGGAAATGGACAAGTCCCTCTCTGTGCAGCAACAGCCTGGAGAATCCTAAGTGAATCACTATGAAGCAAACAGAATTCTTGATCGGGTCAGAGAAGGCCAACAATTTAGCGAGTTTGTCATCACAAGGGCGCTTGAACTTACAGGAGACTATGAGGAACAGCGAAGCGGTCGAGTGGATCAGGCGCTATCGCAAGAAGCAACTAGAGGAGGGCAGGGGAGAAGCCCAATACTGGTGGCAACAGACATTGTTGGACATAGCGAGAAGGCGTGGGGAATCAGCCGCTGATGACTTACGCAGACGCATGAACGAACAGAAAGACAAAAAATGATTCAGATCATGTTCACGATTTATGGTGAGCCTGTACCAAAGGGCAGACCAAGGTTTTCCACAAGGGGCAAGTTTCCTGTTGCATACACACCTGAAAAGACCAAGAACTATGAATCCGAGGTTGCGATGATGGCAAAAGCGGCAATGGGCGCATCAGAACCGCTAGAAGGGGCTTTGGAGGCGTTTATTTATGTCACCTTTGCCGTTCCCGCCTCATACTCAAAAAAACGCACAGAGGCTTGTTTAAGCGGTCAAGAAAAACACACCAAAAAGCCTGATCTGGACAATGTTGTGAAGTCTGTGATTGATGGCATGGACAAAATCGTGTTTGAAAACGACTCGCAGTTCACATCCATCCATGCCACCAAGGTCTTTGGTGAAGTGGCAAAAGTTGAAGTATTGGTGAAACAAGTATGAACATCTTTATCTATACCAAATCACGCTGTCCAAACTGTGTTGCTGCCAAACAACTTCTGAAGTCCAAAGGGCTTAAGTTCATTGAAAACGACATGGATGATGAAAGCGTCAGACAAGCGTTTCACTTTGCTTACCCTGATGTCAAGCAAATGCCCCAAATCTTTATCGATGACCAAAGGGTCGGTGGATTGACGGGTCTGCAAGCGGCACTCAAACAATTGGAGAGCAAATGATCATCTCACTTCATAACCCACAACAAGCCCATTCAGTCCTGAAAGACTTATGGCCCAAAATTAAAGAAACCTTACAAGCGGGGAAACAATTGCGTTTGGAGGTAAAAAAAGCCACCCGCAGCACAGATCAGAACGATATGTTCCATGCCTTGATTGACATGGTTGCCAAGCAAATGAAGGGCGCTGGCAGTGCCTGGTCATCAGACGATTGGAAAAGGCTCTTAATTGACCAATGGGCGCATGAAACAGGGCGCAAGGTGGGAAAGGTCGCCCCGAGCCTAGACGGGGAACGAGTTGTCCAGCTTGGCCTACAAAGCCACAAATTCACAAAAGAAGAAGGCTCAGAGTTCATTGAATGGCTCTTGGCATGGATGGCAGAAAAGGGGATTGAATCATGATGTGTCCCCGTTGTGGCTCTGAAACCCTCAAAGTTTTGGACACCCGATCAAATCCCGAATTCGTCAGCCGAAAGCGCCAGTGCGAGAACAACCACAAGTTTTACACCAAAGAATATGCAATATCCCAAGCACCAATATGTGAGAAGCCAGAAACTCCTAAAACTAGTGGCGGGTCTCTCCTGTCAAAGCTGTGGCATGGACAATGGCGTTCAGGCGGCTCACAGTAATTGGGGCGGTGGCAAAGGTCGAGGTATCAAGGCAGATGACAATCTGGTCGCTGCTTTGTGCCTCCAATGCCACTATGAGATCGATCAGGGCAAGAACCTGACCAAGGAAGAACGCCAAAAGAAGTGGGCAGAGGCTCACATTGGCACAGTTTTGTTACTTTGCAAACAAGGGAGATGGCCTGTAGAAGTTCCTTTGCCTTTTGTGGCAGAATTTGAATAGGCTATGCAGTTGCCTTTTGGGGGTTTGAATCCCCCGCCTTTTTTGGTATAGTGCAAATATGGAAAAAAATGCCGAAGTTGCCGAGTTCGTTGCTACTCTGTTTCACAGTGGCACGATTACCCATTTTCAGCATTTGCAGACACGGGAATACTCTGTCCACAAGGCTTTGGGCAAGTTCTACCCCAAGATTGTTGACTTGGCAGACCAGTTAGCTGAAAGCTATCAAGGTCGATACGAAACCCGAATGAAGAAGTTTCCTGATGAACTGCATCAGCCACAGGAAACACCTGAAGCCTACTTGACCCAACTGAAACAGTTTGTGCAAGAAGCAAGACAAGAAATCCCGCAAGATTCAGAACTGCAAAACATCGTTGATGAAATTGCCGATCTGATCAATTCCACTCTGTACTTACTCACCCTTAAATAAGGAATCATCATGGCAAACATGGACAAAAACGAACCCAAAGGCTACGGCTACGGCAACAGCGCAAAACTGGCTGGCAACCCCGCCCCCGAAATGAAGTCCAACGGCAGCGTGAAGAACCGCATCCCTGACGCTATGACCAACAAAGTTGGTAAAGATGCCAAGTTTGATGGCGGCAAGTCCTCTGGAACTTGCTACACTCACGACCGCAAGTCTTATCAGTAAAGCGAAACGCCCCGCAGACGGAGAATCTGGGGGCGCTTCTAACCAAGCAATAAAAGAGGTATTGAATGGCTGAATCACATTCTAATT